GTCAGCTCGTGCGACGCGTGCGCCGCCGCCCTGCTGGCGAGCCTGTGTGCTGACCGGTGGTCCTGGGAATGCTGGCATCAGACGTCACCCGTACATGTAACTGGATTGCTGGGTTGTCGAGCGCTGCCCGAACTTCGTGTAGAGCGAAGACCCCCCACCTAGGATCGACGAAGCGAAACCGACGAGGCCCGCCGTTTTTGCGCTCTTCGCCGAGTAAGCTTCGGCTTGGGCTGCGTAGTCGTAGTTTTGCGCCGTGTTCTCCGCAAGCGCGAGTTCCGTTTGGACATTGCGTTCTCCTTCAGCTGCCGTGTCGCCGAACAGTTTGACCACCGAGGGATCGCTGGCGCCACCCGATGCTGCTGCTCTGGCAATCTGGTTGGAGAACAGCAGGTTGGCCTCGCGTTTACGCTCGGCTGCCTTCTGGGTGCCGATAGCCCGGGCCTCAGTCGCCTGACGCTCGAGCTGCTGCTGTTGGATCTTGTGCTGCGCAGCTTTTGAACTCATCTCAGCTAACGTGCCCACCGCCCCCATGGCGGTGGATGCGATCGTCATTATTGTTCCGATGCCCGCCATCTCCAAACCTTTCCTTGATCGTGTTCTTCTTCGGTCTTCACGAAACCGAGGCGTTCAATGAACTGATGCGCGCGTGGGTAGCGGTCATCGCAAAATGCAAAAACCTCATCAATTTCGAAGTCTTCTATCGTGTTTTCGAGAAAACGTAAAACGCGTCTAAACACCAACGGGAAGCGCCCGGCCCCGCGCAATTCCATAAATGCAAAATAACGACCGTCGTCACTTAGTACCACCCCCGCCATGGCTTTGACCAGATCACCCTTCCGAATACACTTGCCGCGCCACCGCGTGGCCGGTGCCTGTGTTTTAAAAAACCGGGCGAAATCAGTGTCATCAGCGTCGTGTATCTCCGGTCTCATCCCGCCATGTCCTTTGTTTTCATGCTCAACACCATAGCCGAGATCGTCGCAGGATACGGTGCTTTCATCTGAATGTTCACGCGGCTCTCCGTGTCCCAGCCGCCGGGGAACGAGGTCGCATCGTAATTGTATTTGGCCAGCACTTCACCACCGTCTATCTGTTTGCCGCCTTTCTCCTGCCGGATACGCCGCAGATCCCGGTCGTCAAACGACTTGCCGATTCGGAGGCCGTCGAGCGCGACGTCGTTCATCACCAGACCCAGGTGCGACACGCGTTTGCGTTGCGTGAGTGCAGTGCCGAGATCGGAGCCATATGCCAGATCGGTGGATGTCCAGTAACCGCTGTACGCGAGGCCGACAACATAGTCTGTCACTGCCTCGCTGACCGTGATCTCACCGCCGGACACCGTCATCATGTTATCTTGATTGTGCAGTGAAGCGCCGTCAGCCCAGACAACCACTTCTTCGCCCTCGAGATGGTCCAGTCCGCTGATGGTGGTCGAGGCCACCTGGGTGCCTTTCACGTAGCTGTCGGCCATGCAGTTATGAGCGCTGCCGATACTCTCGCTGAGTGGAGCCAGTTCCTCGATGTAGCGGACTTCGCTGCTGTCGATGGTGCGCTTAACTATCGCGAACACCCGGTCCTCGCCTGCTGACGGCAGGACGGCAATATCCTCTACGATGCCGTTCTCCGTGGTGACACGTGACCACGCCACGACCCCTTCCTCGACCTCAAGCGTAAGCACACGCGCCTCGCCGGTTTCGAGCAGGAACCATACCCGTGTGTCAGGATGGCGCTGCACGTCCATCTTGACGACGCCGTCCTCGATGATCTCGCGGTGCAGCTTGGTTAGCTCGAATGAGAAGTAGTCATTGCGACCGCTGTCGAAAGCGAACCGGTAGGCCCGCGCATTGGAGCGCTGGACGTAAATCCCCTCACTGTCGACCTGGACGGCCTGCACATCGACGGAACCGCGCGTTGAGGCAACACGCGGCACGAAACTAGAGGCTGTAATCGGCTCGTCGAATGAGGAGGCACGAATAGATATCTCTGCCGTGTCAGTGCCGGCGATAAGGCGCTGAAGGCCAAGCAGCCAGAGGACACCCTGGCTGGTGTCAGTACCGATAGAGCGGACGACGGGCGCGGAATCTCCGGCATCATCTTCCGACAGGTCGTCGTAGACATCAAAAGCATCCGAAGTCGATCCATAAACCACTCCTCCTCTGCCCCACCACAAACGTCCGTCGAAGAACGTGACTGATGAAGGCCACCCGTTGCGGTCGGACCACGTTCCCCGGTCCCATTGTGTCGTGCTGTCAGTCTCCGCGATCGGCGATAGCACCTCGGCTTCAAGTGTGCTCTCGTCAGTGTAGGCAGTGATGCGCAGGACGCCGTAGGTGACACCGCCCTCGAAGTCCAGCTCCACGTCGGCCTGACCGCTGGTTATGTCAACGGCGCGCCAGCGGTAGTAAACCGTCGAGTTGTCGAGCCCATCATTGAGATCGTCTGTGATGTTGGCCGTATATGTGACGTACCTCGAGAACGAGACGTCGTTGCCGATGGCCCGGTCAATCGCAACTGAGCCGACCCACGTGCCGGTAATCGCATAGTCGAACCGCCGGTCATTGCCGCCGGAGCCGGTGACGACAATGTTGTTGGACGTCTGGGCGGCAGCCGTGAAGGAGGCCTCGACGAACTGGGAATAGTGGACTAGCCGGAATAGCGAACCAACATCGTCTTCGGAGAAAATCGGGGTATCCGCAGTGAGCGTGACGTTGCCTGAAAGCCCGTCAGACGTCAGCGACACGCTCTCATCAGGCAGGATGTCGAACGGGCCGTCGTCCACCTTGTAGCGCACCACCGACCACGAGGTGGTGCTACGGCGCTCGATGCGGCGCTGCTGGTAGGTGCCGTCGGACGCGACAAATATCACGTCGCTCGACTGAGCATAGTTGAGGCCCCGGAGATCCGCGGTAGCCCATGGATGTTCCACGACAATGGTGCCGGACGGAGCAATGTCGCATTTTGTGACCACCGCTTCCTTCTCCTCGGCGTTGGTGAGCCGGATGTAAACCGTGCTGACGCCGTCGCCGGGCGTGAACGCCAGCGAATGGAAGCCTTCTTCTAGACCAGTGTAGCCGAGGATCTCCTCGCCACCTGACGTGGTGCCGATGGACAGGCCGACCGGACCGGCAAGCACTTCTATCTCGAGTGCGTGCTCGGTCGTGTCATCAGTGCCGGAGACGGCGATGTCCTGCTCGATGGACGCCTCAGACCCGGACGCACCGGTCAGCGTGCAGTTACCACCGCTGATGACAGCCGTGGCGCCGGCATCGCTCTCGTCGGTCCATTCACCCTGGGCATCGAAATCACCCTCGCTGATCGTGGTGGAGACCGCCGCGCGCGTCAGGTAGCTGTCGCTGTCGGCATCGAAAATCCGCATGCCGTCCGATGAGAAGTGCAGCAGCGCGTTCTGCGAAGAGCCGAAGATGAACTTGAGGAATATGTTGTCGGCCTCGTTGACCGGGGCGTCGGCCTTGTAGCCGAACCCGCCCCGGAACTGGAAGGAGCCGATCACCTTCGGGAAGATATTTTCGTACAGCTCGCCGCTGAACCGCATCTTGTCGATGTCGAGGCGTTGCACGCTCTCTTTGCCGACTTCGCCACCGTTCAACGCATAGACTGGAGCCTGAGCGCGGGCCATGAGTAGATCCTCTCAACATTGCTAGAATGCAAATCTACCCGAAAAGCGCAACGACGCAAGGGTGATACTGTCAGGTGTTGCCTTCGGTGGTGTTAATCTCACCGCCCACCAGCGTGCCTTCGCGGTTGCCGCGCCAGCCGGCGCCACGGAACGAGCGCAACCATTTGCCCTGACGGATCGCCGTCTTCGGCATGTTTCGGGCGTCGTTGGACTTGGCCTTTAAGAGCTGCTTATCCATGCGCGCTTCGAGATCATCTTGTTTGTCTGTGCCTTGGGTAATGCGTTCGCAACTCTGGTACGCCAGCAGCAGTGCGCAAAACTCGAAGAAGCTCGGGGGATAGCTGTCGATCTCGGCATCAGCAGCAGCATCAGTTGTGATGTAGCGGACGTAGAGCGTGTCGGAGTTGGTGAACCACGATCCACGTTCGTCGTATACATCGAACGAATCAATATCGTAAGCCGCACTGTCAGTAAAATCACCATCGAACGAGAACGCTACCGTCCTGATCCAGTCACCGGGGTGATCGAACGCGTATTCATAGTTGGCGATAACAGTGGTGCTGCCAGATTGGCTGATCTCAGCCGTGACGGTAGCAAAGTTCCAATCTGATCTGGATAGCGCATCAAGGATGACTGTCGGCCATATCTCGTCAAGCACATGCGTGGGTTCGGTGTCATCAACAGCCGGATCGGTGTCAAAAATCTGGCCTTCCCCAAGGTGATATAGAGCCCTGTTATAGAGTTGCAGTTTAGTGGCCATGGCCTACCTCATTGTCAGGCAGACACGCTGTATTCCGTCGCTACGTCGTCCAGATCAAGCGTGCCGGCGTTGAGCCGATCAAGGATTTCGTCGCACATATCCTTTGATTGGATATTCTGCAAGACAACCTTGCCGTGCTGCAATATGCGGTTTTTTTCCTTCGCTGACCAGTTTTTAGTGAACTCGAGGTCATTGCCTGTCGTATCCTGAAGCGACCCTTCAGGGGCTTCAGGGATTTGGCTGGCGTCGTAGTGCACTGTGATCCGACGCAGCCTCACGCCACCGCGCGTGGCCTCGAGGACCAGATATTCCGCATGGAGCGAGCAGTCATCCGAGATCACCTCGAGTTTCACAGGACCGAAACCGCGGGCCTTGGCCAGGGTGTCGGCGTAGAACTGGAAGTAGTTCGGCGCTTCAATATCCTTGAGGGTGTGGGTGACTGGTACTTTCGCCGTGAACCGGCGAACCAGATAGTCAGATTCTTTTAGGCAGCCGCCCGGAAGCAGTTTACCTTTTTCCGCTGCGACGCGGTTGATTACTTTTCGTGCCATAGGTCAAACTCCTAAAATTGGCAAATGATTGAAGGTGCCCTGCTAGAGCAGAGCACCCGGTTCGTCGCGATCGCCGGCACCTTAGTCGGTGTCAGTGATCGTAAAGCCTGTGCCATCAGCCAGATCGACGGAGCCGTCCGATTCCACAGACAACACGATAGTCGTGCTGTAGCCGAGGATCGGGGAGGCCTTGGTGTACTGGTCAGTGAACGACGTCCACTGAACCACGTCAACCATGTCGCCAACCTGCATGCCGCGAGCTTCACCGTCCGAGACGTACCCAGATACACGAACCGCCGTCAAGGCGTCCGCAGTCTGAAGCAGCCAGCGGTTGGGACCGCCACCGGACAGAGAGCCGTTAACAAGGCTGAGGCCTTCGGAATTATATGCCATTCGTCAGTCCTCCGTTAAATGGCCGCGGTGTCGTCGTGGACGATTTTGATGATACCGGCCTGCTGCAGCACTTCCGAGCCATGGAAAATAGTATGGCGGGCGAAGCTGTAGTCGTCCTCTTCATCATAACCGATCGCGACGTCGATGCCACCAGTGTTCATGCAATAACCCACGGACGACTTCGCAAAAACGAAGCTTTCTGCAGTAGCAAGGCCGATATTCGGCAGGCCGGTGTGAACCATGTGCATTGCACCGTTCCACATACGAGGCTGCTGGGTGGCTCCGCCGAGCAGGAACTTGTCCTGGACGTAGTCAGAGCTGGTCCACTCGGAAAACGTCAACAGGCGAGCCCATGCCATTGGGGTCCAGACAAAGCAGAGCTGGTCCATGGCGAAAACGTTGTTTTCAAGCAGCTCAGCCATGATGGTCTGAATGTGGTTATACGTGACCGTGATAGCGGCACCACCGTTGTACTCGTTGGTGGCAGACTGCAGAGCATCAGCGATGATCTTGTCGTCCACTTCACGAGCCAGGGCGAGTGCGCCGCGGTTTTGCATAGCCTCACGCAGATTACCGTGAGCGGTGAAGATATTGAAACCCGTCTGGGTTTCCTTGCGGTGACGTTCCTCGAGAGGAATCGTAACCTGCGTATCCGTCGGATTGTCTGACGGGATCAGGCCGTTCACACCGCGAGATGTCGCACCATTCGAGGCACCTTGGATCGGGAAGACCGCTTGGTTGCCCTGAATGATCATCTCGGGAGTGGTGACATGACGCAAGGCTGTTTCACCACGCTGGAACGCCACGATCCATTCATCGCGGTACTGTTCCCTAGTGATTTGGTAAGCCATTATGCTCTCCCAATAGGTTAACGTTCACGAAAACGCTCATTGGGAATCAGACGGGACAGCTGCTCTGAGGGGGTCCGGTATTCCGGGGCTCTGCCGCTGTAAGTCTGGGCAACGCTGGTCTGCGTATCAAGTTCGGGGTGACGAAAGGGCCGTGTGAACGGGGGTCTTCGTCACGATGCAGTGACAAATGTAACCCCCGTCCTTGATTTATGTCAAGCCTCTCGCTGCTTCAGACGATCGAGCTTGGCGTAAATCTCGGTGAGTTCGGATTGGACTTTGTCCGATTTGTATTCGGCCTGCTGGTCCTTGTCACCGCCACGCAGCTTCAGCAATTCGTCCTTACGGGCGTTGAGATCAGTGCTCATTTGCTGCGTGTCTCCTGAGAAGATGGCGTTCGGACCGAGAGTGTCGGTGGCGACTTGAGCCATCATGCGCAGGAAATGCACATTGTCACCCAGGAATGTCCCGTCCGTGAACTGCTTCTGCACCAGACCGGTGGCGCCCTCTTCTCCCAGCTGGGAATCGAGAAATGTTTTCACGGCGTTGACATTGCCGGCATACTCGCCGCCCCATTCACCACGCAGGGTATCCGCAGTTTCGGCACGGGCTCTGACAGCGCCTTCAGCACGATCTTGCTGTTGGGCTTCGACGGTCTCTTCATACCAGTTGAGCATGCCTTGGGCCTGCTCTGCCGGAATGTTGAAGTCGTGCGTCGTCTGAGTGAACGATTCCAGCAGGGCGGTATCACGCTCTGTCGGCTGAACGGTCTCAGAGAAGTTGATGTTTTCACGGTAGTCTGTGACCTCATCAGGGATATCGACGGCCTCGCGATATGCGGCCACATCTTCATCCGAACTCTCAGCATCCACCACCAAAGGCTTGACACCCTTGGATATTTTGGCCTGAAGGTCCACGACACGCCGGGCCAGATCAGCAGGGGTCTTCACCCGTTTGAGCTGCGTCAGCATGGCAGTGTCGTCGCCAGCCATCTGCTCGCGCCAGTCGTCCGGGAACGCCGCAGGGCCGGGGCCGGGCGGATCTCCTGGGTCATCGAGTAGGCTGCCGCCGGGCGGTGGGTCACCGGCTGGTGGCGGGTCGCCTGCAGATGGCGGGTCACCGGCTGGAGGTGGGTCACCGGCTGGAGGTGGGTCACCGGCGGGCGGTGGATCGCCTGCAGGTGGCGGATCTCCGGCGGGCGGAGGGTCGCCGGCTGGAGGATCACCACCGGCAGGTGGGTCTG